AATTATCAAATTAAATACAGAACATCAAATACTAATTTAGCAACCCTTTAATATGCGTAAATAGCTGCTATTGTTAATATGAAGTCATAGTATTTGGTTAATGTAGAAAAATGGCAGTTTTACGCACTTCTAAAACAATTCTTGCAGCAAAAAAAGAATCAACGTATGGTTCAGCAGTTAGTTTTGCAGCTACAAATTGTTTTTTAGTTACTGATGTTTCATTAAGTCCAGTTGCAACAGAACCAAAAGAAAGACCTAATATAAGAGGATTTGCAGGTAATTTTCCTACAATACCAAGTAATACAAAAGTTGAATTATCTTACAGTATTGAATTAACACCTAGTGGGGTTGCAGGTACTAAACCTGCTTATGACGAAATGTTACTTGGGGCTGGAATGGTACGCACTGACGTTAGTAGTACAAGTAATACTTATGCACCAGATTCAACATTAGATGACGCTGATAGTTTAACTATTGGTGTTTATATAGATGGTTCTTTACATAGAATTACAGGTGCTAGAGGTACATTTTCAATATCTTTAAATACTTCAGAAATACCAATGTTAAATATGTCTTATATAGGCATTTATGAAGATCCTACTGCTACTGCTTTAATTACACCTAATTACGCTGGACAAATTGCACCAATAGCTGCAAATAGTGGTAACACAACTGCTTTCCAATTACATAGTTATGCAGGTGCGTTAATGTCATTTAATTATGACCATAATAATGCGTTGTATTATTCAGAATTAATAAGTGGCACTAAAAGTACAAGAATTACTGATAGAAAACCAAGCGGTAGTTTAACTATTGAATCTGTTGCTTTAGGAACAAAAAATTATTATCCAATAGTTAACAGTAGTGCAACAGGTAATTTAACTTGGCAACATGGACAAAGTGCAGGTAATAAAATTACGTTTACTGCACCTTATGTAGATTTAGAAAGTATTTCACCAGAAGATAATGAAGGTTATCAAATGTTAAATATTGCTTATAGAGCTTTACCTAGTAGCGGAAATGACGAAATGAGTTTAAAATTCCATTAACTCTGCTACGTAGTCTTATTATGGCTTTTATTCTTGATGACCTTGATGATACTTTTGAATGGAAAATAAAAATTCCAATACCAAATAAAAATAAAAGAGATACCCATGTATTTAATGGGGTTTTTAGACGTATAACACAAGATAGGTTTGATGAATTACAAACTTTACAAGAACAGGAAGGTTTAAAAAATGAAGATATTGTACGTGAAATAATGGTTGGTTGGTCTGGTATGCAAGATAAAGAAGGTAATGAATTACCATTTACTTCATCTAATTTAAATAAATTATTGAATGTATTTGGTTTAGCTGCTTACATAATAAAAGCATTTACAGAAGCTTATACAGGTGGGCTACAGAGAAAAAACTAGAAGATGCAGTAATACATTGGTTTAATTCTGGAAAAAAAATACAAAACACAGATTTAGAAAAAGCTGCTGAAGTATTTGGTGTAAAACTACCAGAAAATGAATTAAAAAAAGATTTAGTAATTTTAAAAGAAAATATAGATGTTATCAGTTTGTTTTTACGTGTACAAACACAATTTAGAACTGGTTTTGGTGGGGTTACTGGTTTAGACTATGCAGCAGTAGTACAAGTTGCTAATATGTATTCATATGATAATTTACCAAATTTATTTGAAAATTTACAAATAATGGAAATTAAAGCATTAGAACTAATAAATAAAGAAGGAAAAAATAATGGCTAAATTTGATGTTGTTATAGCTGCTAAAACTGTTGGTGAACAAGGTATAAAACGTCTTGGAAATTCAATGCAGGGTGTTCAGGGTAAAGTAAAAAATTTAAAAATTGCAGTTGGTGGTTTAAATGGTGCATTAAAAATATTTGCTGGTGTATTAGCTGCTGGTGCATTTACCAGATTTGTTAAAGGGGCTATAGATTCTGCTGATGCTTTTGGAAAAATGTCAGATCAAACAGGGATTGCTGCAAACACATTACAGGCATATGTAAACGCTGGAAAATTAGCAGGTATAGAACAAGCAACTATTGATAAAGGTTTAAGGCGATTAAGTCAATCAATGCGTGAAGCAGATTTAGGCGTGGCTACTTATAAAGATAGTTTTGATGCTTTAGGTTTATCTGTACGTGATACTGACGGTAGTTTTAAAAGTAATGAACAAGTATTAGGAGAAATTGCTGATAGGTTTGCTGATATGCCAGATGGTGCAACGAAAGCAGCAATAGCTATGGAAATATTTGGTAGAAGTGGGGCAAGTATGATTAATATGCTAAATGGTGGTAAAGCAGCACTTACAGAATTTAATTATGCAGTTTCAGATGAATTTGCACAAAACGCTGAATACTTTAATGACCAAATTGCAGTATTAACTATTAAATTTGATGGTTTTAGAAAACAACTAACAGATGCTTTATTACCTACGCTTAATAATTTATTAAAAATGTTTAGTAATATATTTAGTGCTGATCAAGATTTTGAAGCGTTTTTTCAAGGGGTAGAAGTAGGTTTAAAAATTATTTCTTCTGCTGTTTTTACAGTAGTAGCTGGTTTTAGATTTTTATTAACTACTATAAAATCTATTGTTAATGGATTAGATGAATTAAGAAAAGGTAATTTTAGTGGTGCTGGTGATGCTTTTAAAGGTGGTTTAACAGAAACAAATGAACAATTTAAAAAAGATATGGAAACATTTAACCAAATTTGGACAGGTGAAGAAAATGCACCATCAAAATATTTTAAAGAAGGAAGAAAAGAAGCTGCTGAATTTGGTACACAATTAGATAAAACTTTTGGTACACAAATGCAAACAAAAATGGGGCAGTTTGTAGATTCAATAAAAACTGTTGGTGAAGCAATGGCAGATGTGGCAGTTAAATCAATTAAACAACTAGAAGATCAGTTAGTACAGTTTGTTACTAAAGGTACGTTTGAATTTAAAAAATTAGCTGATTCTATAATTGAACAATTTGCACGTATAGCAATACAGCAAACAATAACTCAACCATTAGGTAATTGGTTTAAAGGAATATTTAGTGCAAAAGGAAATGCATTTTCAAACGGTCAACATTTAACAGAATACGCAAAAGGTGGTGTTATTAATAGTCCACATTTTAAATATATGGCTAATGGTGGTATTGCAGTTGCAGGTGAAGGTTCGGGTGCTGAAGCAATTTTACCTTTAAAACGTGGTGCTGATGGTAATTTAGGTGTAATGAGTCAAGGTGGTGGTAGCAATGTTGTTAATGTTTCTGTAAATGCTGAAAACAGTAATGTTGAAGGTGATAATGAAAAATCAAGGCAATTAGGACAAGCAATAGCAGCAGCAGTACAAGCTGAAATTGTTAATCAGCAACGTGCAGGGGGTTTACTCTATGGCTAGTTGGGATTCTTCAGTAAATATAAGTCCAGATTTTAGTTCTACAAAACAAAGTAGTATTGTTGTACGTGAAGTGCAATTTGGGGATGGCTATAAAAAATTATTTAGTTATGGATTAAACAATGATTTAAAAAAATATAACTTTAAGTTTGAAAATAAAACAACAACAGAAAAAAATACTATTGTAAATTTTTTAGAAGCAAGAGAAGGTACAGATCCTTTTGATTACACTGCACCAGATCAATCTAGTAGTTCAAAATATATTTGTAAAGATTGGACTGAAACATTTACTGCTGCTGGTCTTTTTACAATAACAGTTGTATTTGAAGAGGTTGCAATTCCATAATGGCGGTATCAGCATGGACAGCAAATACAGCAATAGCTTTAGGTGTTATTAGGCGATCTACAGCTATAAACAATAACGGTTTATTTTTTAAATGTACAACAGCAGGTACAACAGCAGCTACGCAACCAGAATGGCCTAAACAAATTGGAGATACAATTACAGATAATAATGTTGTATGGACTGCAATCAGTAGTATTTATGCAGATTTATCTGTTTTAAGTCCTAGTTCAATTATTGAATTATTTGAATTACATTTAAATACTACTTTGCATAATTCTAGTACTATTGTCAGATGGCATAACGGTTGTAATGCAAATATTACTGGTGATATTGTTTTCAATTCACAAAGTTATACAAGAATGGCAATAGAAGCTACTGGTTTTAAAAAATCTACAAGTGGTACTTTACCAAGACCTACTTTAACAGTTGCTAATACTGATCAATTAATAACTTTTTTACTAAGAGATGTAAATTTATTTAATACTGGTAATGATCTAAACGGTGCTGTTGTAAAAAGATTACAAACTTGCAAAAAATTTTTAGATTCAGAAAGTACAGCAGATCCTTATGCACAATATCCTATAGAAAGTTTTGAAATTGATAGAAAAGCTA